TTCTATCTCCTAATCCAGTATTATATTTTTGAATGATATATGAACGAACTAATCCGCTTCTTACTATATCACCTATATCAAACTCACATGAATAGAATTCTTTCATTTCGTTGATAATTTTTATAAACTGACCTAATCCAGCCTTTTCATCATCTTCTCTTAGGTCTGTCTGGTCAAAATCTCCTGAGAACATGATCTTGGAACTCTGACCAACTCTGGTCATAATGGTGTCCAATTCATGGAAGTTTAAATTTTGACATTCATCTACAAGGACTATAGCATTATCTAACGTAATCCCTCGTAAGAAGGATGTGGATAGAAATGCTACATTTCCTTGTTTTTTTAATTCCTCATACATCATTTCAAACTGTTCCTCAGAGGAAAGCTTAAACATGAGTCGTAACATATTATCATATGGTACTTGGTATAAAGAACTTTTATCTTGTTCATCGCCTGGCATAAATGCAAGACTTCTAGTAGGCATTAAAGACCTTACTATGTAGATACAGTTAAAATCTGTAGAGGGGTCTAAAACTTGTTTGATAGCATTGTACAGTATAACGAAAGTCTTTCCTGTGCCCGCAGGCCCATATAGGAAAAGATTCTTTCCAGCTGCATATTGCTTAAAAACTTCAAGTTGGTTTTTAGTAACACCCTTCATCTCAACTAACTGATCATGACTTATTAGTTGTGTTTTCATAATTATGTCCAATCTCCTAGCTGACTGCCAGGGTTCGTTCTATGAATTTCTTTCATACGGTCTTTAAAACCGTCATCGGTGTGTCTCCTTGCACTATCTCTCATAGTATATTGCAAACTAGGTAATTGTGGCACTAACTGTATGGCACAATTATCATTACTTTCATCTGTACAACTTCCATATTTTTGAGGATTTTCTACAGGATCATTCCTATCATCCATCTTAAAAGTATCCTCGAATTCAAAGTCACAGTTTTTACATCTATATTGATATGTTGGCATATTATAATTTCATGTATTTATTTATATTTATCTATAAAATATATGATCACCAATTCTCCCTACTTTTGGAAATGAGTTTGACCATCTAGGTGAAATCTCATATGTGTGATAATATATTGCGCCCTCTGTATAATCTAATCCTTCTGATTTTAGTTTACTATACTGGAGCATTGCAAGATTCGCTACTTTTTCAACTTTAACAAAAATCTTTGGGTTTTGTACTTCATCTGAATTACCATCACAATACCAACTGAATTGACATCTATTTCGTTTTGGAAATCCATCAGCGGTATGTATTCCTTGATATACAACTTTACAAATTGTATCGGGAAATGTAGTATCTTTAACTCTATTTAGAGTTACTAATGCTACTGCGAATTGTCCTGCAAATGGTTCGTTTCGAGCTTCAAAATATATGTTCTTTGCAAGACACGTTAGTTGTTTTTTTCTATTATCTATCACCGATTCATATGTTGTATATGTCCATATGTTTTTTCCATCATATAATTTGCTTTGAGCGCTACCCAAAGGTAGAACAAAAAGTAATAGTAAAACAACTGTAGTGAACAGTTTTTTCATATTGCCTTATTTAATATGATCTTCAATCTTTTTTTGGGTACAGGAATTCCATAAAATATTAGCAACCGCAGATCGTTAAACGGTTAAACTTTTTAAAATATAAGTGGGGAATTAAGAGTTGTAAGAAGATAGTCCATCTTTTACACTCATTCCGTTTCGGATTTGCATATCTATAGACTCCATATAAGAAGATTGTACTATTATTTATACTCTTGGAAGTCCTCATTCCACCCAAATGCCTCTGATACGACCTGTGTTGATAATCCCTTATATATTTGATGTAAACTTTTTTCCTTTACTGCACATAAAAGTTCAGCTTCATCTTTGTGTAATCCCTCTAACAGTCTAATAAACATACGTTCTCTAACTGTACTCTGAAGATTTGGATCTGCACTCTTACCATTAGTTTTAACATAATGCCAAAGACCATTACTTTCAGTTCTTAGTAAAGTATGTTCAGTACCCTCTGGAGCATCATTTTCTATATATGGGGGAGTTCCAGATGGTAACTGAGATTCAATTTTAGGGTTAAATGACCATTGACAAAGTTGTCGTAAGGCTAAACAATCCTCTTCTTTTAAGATTTTAATTTTTTGTGCTTTTGTTTTTGCACCATGAACTTTATTTAAAACCTCACTAAGAAGTGGTACTCTAACACTAATTGATGGTTTTGGTTTTTCAGAAGTAAGTTGGGCTCCTTCAGCTGTACTTAAAGATCCTCCAATTCCAGCTCCTCCCTCACTAATTGGTACTGGGTTTTTTGATGTTAATATTGCCATATTAAAATTCTCCTATATCTTGTATTAAATTATTAAGTTTTCTTTCGATAAAATAATTCAAAAGTCCACTTCGTTTTCCTTTCGGAATCTTATTAAATTGACTACCCACTTGGGCAACAATGTTTGATGGGGTATATTGTAAATCAATCAGTTTCATATTTCTATGATAATTTCTTAACTGTTCTTCATTACAAAAATCTTCTGGTTCTTGGTCTATCCATAATTCTACTTTTTTCTTTGATATTGGTGTTTGCCGAATCTTATCTACAATACTATTATCAGCAGATAAGAAATTAGGAACTCCATCTGATGTATCACCACGCAAAATATGTTCCTTCAAATATTTAGCTGGATCTTTGTCTACTATTATTTTCTTAGTAATGGGACTATACTGTTTTACATTTTTCCTTACCTGTAATTGTATAAAATCTTTATCACCAGAAATAATCATTATCGATTCATCCTGAGTTTTTGCAAGGAAACCAATAATATCATCAGCTTCTGCATCATCAATCTGAATATATTTGTATGGGAAAAACTCTTCAAGTTCAGATTTGATAGTATCTAGACATCCAAATATTTGTGTCCAATCTCTACTATCGGAATCTCTACTAGTTTTCCTAGCTGCTTTATATTGTGGAAAATGACTTCTCCTCCATGACTTCCTCCCATCACAACATAATACCAACTCACCATATTCATTATGATATTTTTGTCGATACATTCTGAGACTGTTCAGTACCATGTGGCGAACCATATTAACATCAACTTGTGTCTGACCTTTTCCCATTGACATCATTGTAGATGCTATCATTATCTGACTTAAATCAATTAGTATCATACAACCTCTCCCCACACCATATTAATGTCTGGATAGAATACACCCTTATCTCGTTTTGGTGTACCATCTGCATGATAAGCCATTGCGACACATTTCCATTGAGTCTTCTTTTCTTCATCATCACCCATAAAATTGGAAATCCAATCCCCTGTTCTGAGATAATGTTCCATGAACCTAATATAGGCTTTGGTATTATCAGAATTGATACTATCTGCAATTGCTTGTTTGGGATTGGCGCCCCTCCTACGAGAGTTGACAGAATATGCAGCCGCCCTATCCTTACTATGTTTAATCGACTTCTTAATCGATTTCAACGATAAGGGGTCATCATCTGGTATGTCTAATACCTTTGGATGTATGTTTTTATATTCTGCTGGGGTTCTCTTACTTCGTGCTTTGGATAACTGGTCACGAAGCTCTTGTTTTCGCTCTTCACTTAGTTGTTTTCTCATTATATTTCATAATAATTATTAACAATTTCAATCATCTCATTCTTATTTAAAATAAGATCATTGAGTTTTATAGACTTGGGCCCGATATAGGTGAACCAAGTTTCAAATTGTTCACTACCCATATAAAGGTCTTGAACAAATCCATAATCTAAAGCTATAACATCTTCATAGGAATAATCCTTTGGTTTTGTTTTAACTTCTACAATGGTTGGGACTGAACCATCATCAATAAGACTTTTCAACTTTGTAAGTCTTTTATTCACTTTGTATACCTCATATTATATCACTATGAATCTCAAATGTCAAGTCTTTTATTCCATAATGGTTGAAAAATATCTATTCATTATATTATCATTGTAATATAATTTTTCACCATTGTCATCTTTGGCCTCTAAAACATTATGTTGAAATAACAATTTTGTTTCATTATAATTCACTTGACCTTTTTTTAAATAAAGAGATAAGATTTCTCTTTTGAATCTGTTATGGCCAGATTCCAACACCATTATTTTAACCTTTTTTGATGAACTGTAATAGGATTTCCAATCGCTTTCTGATCGTACTTTTTTCCGTATTCCTTTTTTCTTCCTAATGGAATAAAAGTACTTTCTTCCAATATATTGCTTACCATT